AGGACCGTCGGTGCGCGCATTTTCCTTGAGTTTCAACCCAACCCTGTGAATATTTTCGATATAAAAATCTAAATAACCAGGTTGATAATCTAATGAAGATTGTAAAAGGTCGTCACCAAGGTAACGCGTTCGTTTGAACGTATGTGCTGGAATGGGGTGGTAAAAAACGCTTTCACAGTGTTTTCGGTAAATGAAATGGCTAACCAAATCATGACCTAAACAATTATTCTCAGTGGTAGCATCCGCCCCAGAAGGATTAACTCGATCATGTAAAACATAAACATCACTTAAAGGTGTCAATAACATCACGTGGCGCAAATTGTGCACAACTGCATCAATATACGGCTTATCCGTGGAACTTATCTCACCAATAGCATTCGTCAACCATTGTTGACGTATCTGGTAAATATCCTCCATAAAGAGAAATTTTTTATCCCAGAATTCGAAATCTTTTGATTCAACTAGACCTCCCTCGAGGTCTCTAGCTAAACGATCAACTGCTCCCCAGAACCAACAGGTTCCGTGGGCGTATTCATTTTGATTACGAAGAGCTTTACTTTGTTTTGAAAAGTAATGTTTGTGTAACACAACCAATTGCTTCGGTTGTATCATGAACATTCGTTGCTTCCGGCGTAATAATTTAGCCTTTGCAACCAATTCCTTTTTCATAGTTGCCATATACACAGCAAATTGAAAATTCACATCAGCATAGTTTTTAGACGCAGTTAACACGTCACCATGCAGCCGTTTCGATTTCTCGATCCATTGTAGTGTTGTTTGACATCCCTCATAAATATGGGGGAATCCAGATGAAGCAGTTTTGGTTAAACCAGCTTCAATCTCTTCAGATGAAGATAAACCACACGTTGACATTAACGGCTTATGACGCAAATAAACATCATTCACTGCATCCTTCCAAGTTGGATCTATTCGAAAAGATCTATCACTTGTATCCATCATTGAGTTTAACGCATATCTGATTGTTGTAACAGAAGTTTGCGTTCGAGTATACTCAAACTTAGGTGGATCAAAATTTCTCTCTGAAAGGTAGGAATGAAAAAGGTTTGAATGCTCATCGACATCCTCCACGATGTCGTCGGCGATTTTCCGCTGTAATTTTAATGAACCAAAGGACTGGAGATCTCCAAATCCTTTGATTTTAAGGGCACTGGTATTATAGCGGACATGCCAGCGCCCTGCTTGACGTTTTTTGGAACTGACGTTTCCAAATAGACAAATGGGGGCAATTTGCTTCCCGGTTTTAACTTCAAAATTTCAAGTGGGACTCTCAAAGAGTCAGCAACTACTTTCGAAGCTTCAGATATTGGTTGTTTACACTGAGCCCAATGAGAACAATGATGTCCTCCACATTTTTGATCACAACATTTCGATGAAGAGACAGGTAAACTCAACGGGCACTTATTAGGTCCCGTTTGAATGTGAACACATTCACATTTACCTTTTCTCGATTCATTGATAGTTTTCTGAATTATCTTAATATTTCGTTTAATGTGATTTAGGCGATCCTTCTTTGGGATCTTAGAGTAATCTCGTTTATCATCTGGAACACCGGAATGGCTAACCATATTATTGACAAGTTTGGAAAATTTACTTTGTTTCTCCTTATCTTGCGAAATGGTTGCTTCACGCAAATTGGAATTGAAGTAATCATAAAGATCACCCCATAAGTCTTTAAGGTTCTTACGATGACCGTCATATTCCGTGGGAGTCATCTGATCTCGATTAATCTCGAGCCATGCAGCGTAAGATGCATTTGAGGTCCAATTTTGTTTAAATTCTTCCTCAACACCAACTAAATTCAAATCTCTAATATGCTTCTCAAACTCTTCAAGTTCTTCACGAGCGTCCATAGCATTTTTGAAATTCTCTTCACCCTTATATTGATCAAGCTTATCTTCATAATGATCAAGGGTTGCACGTCGGGTGTTCAATTCATCTTCATTTTCTAAGGCATGGCGATTCCA